TAACTTTTGAAAGTTAAGTAATCGTTGGTTGTTAACCCTGTTCACCCCCTTCAACAAAACCTAATGAGTTCTGCACACTATTCACGAGGTCCTGTGCCCCCAACACCTAAACGCCATATGCCCACCCGTCCTGAGACTGGAGGCGATCGCGTTGACACTGGTGGGGCGCGCGGGCATTTCACCCCAAAATTTGGACGACCCCACGTTAAGGCAGCGCGGCCTACACGTGGTTTCGTCATTCATGAGGCACCAGTGGCTGCAACTATTCCATACGTTGCCAGGTTCTATGGACCCCCACCGCCACCAGTACCCCGTGTTCAATTTGGTCCTATTAACCGACCTAGTGGATATGAGGAGCCTGAGGAGGAAATTGTGGAAGAGGTAGTTAAACCAGTAAATCGGAAGAATGAGATCCTAGAATCCCGGCATTATGACATACAACATAACTCTAAACCAATTGTGCACATGCCCCATGGACATCAATCAATGGCTAACTCACGTCTTTATTGCGAGAAGACGGTGCGAAACCAAATTGAGACGATGTTACAGGACAATGACACACACTATGATGTTGGCGGTAGCGTAGGTGGAGTGGCACGGGCGATTGGTTACCTAAAATCGCGTCCGGCCAAATACTCTACATGTTACATGCATGTCAGTGCCCCGGTTATGGATGCTTCGGATCACAGTCGAGACATGGCTTTAAAGAAATATGGCACTCACGCCTTAGCCAATATCATCCATGATGGTAAATCCGCTATTAGGGAACCGGTCACGAATAAAGTGAATATCTGTTTCCATTACTTGCGCGACTGTGGTTGTTTAAATAAATATGAAGCATTATCTCAACACGTACACCTCACTGGTACCCACGCCGCTTACTATTTTAAGACGGCGGATTGGATGCGGTTACAGACGAACACCGCATTCTGGTCAATTATGCACACACCTGATCTTGACCAGCCCCACGTTCCAGATCTGACACACTCTGAGTACAAGTGGGAGCAAGCATCGGGCTTCAAGGCAACACTTGCACGTTGCCTAGGGAGAGACCCGTTGTTATTTCGGCCTACAGCCCATGCTGGTACTTGTTACGAGCATGAGAATCTGAAACCGATGTTGGAAAATGGAGGTTTTCACATATATAGGAAAGATGAGGCGATTGAATCCCTCACTGACTTCGCGTTGAAGAATGTCGCGAAGATTGCCCTTGTGGCAAGTGGGCTGCTCGCCATCATTGCAACTAGTTTTTCACCTAAGTGTAACCAGTTGTTGTTTGGCGGCGCCCCTATTCAACTCATGGACGAACATGGGGATACTGATGAAGATTCGATTAACAAGCAGAATGACAGACATATTGAATCGTTACAACTCACACCCGGGGGTGCCATCCTGGCACACGCGGGAGCAAATGGTGATAACGGCAGGACCCACCAGACAGACGACTTTGATATGGTCGACCCGTTTGGAGATGTCAAGACCGTCAACTATGTCTATCGGCTGAGGAGGAAATTAGTTCCTAAGGCTTGCCTTAGTTCTTTCCGATGCAATCCCTTTGCAGCAATTGCTGGGCACATTTTCGCGCGATGCGCTATAAAAGTGTGTGAAGTGATCATTGGTTCGTATTTGCCTTCTAACAAGTTTGCACGCACGATCCTGGTCACAGAAGCTAGTAGAGCTGGGGTTGTTGGAGAAAGACTAACCACTTCAGTGCATCGATTCACAGTATCAACCAAATATTTACCCCTCGTCCCAAATGCACCAGCTGATCAACCAGCAGATCCTATTGTGACACAGGCTATAATCTCCACACTCCTCAATCGGAAAGATAAGGATTATGCAGAAACTACGCGAGAACTGAACTCCGTAGCAGGTAGCGCCATGAATAGGTACAAGATCAATGCTAAGGAAGTAGTAAAATGCATGGATGTGGCAACTAGCAGCGTCAATGACGTGCACAAAGCAGTCGCGCGTTGTTCTGTTCGTTACACCCTTAAACGGGACTTAATCACCAAGTTCTTCACATGTGTTTACAATACTTTAAACTTCTGCGGTGCAAGCCTATCCCCAGCATCGCTGAAATGGGGACTAACGTCGGCTCTAACAATCTCTGTGTTTACCGCTCTTTACCGGAAAAGGAAGGAGTGTACCGCCTTAGTAATAATGCCACTGCTGCAGTATGCATCGGCATGGGCGATGAAACACTCATCGACAGTAAACACCGCGTTAGAACCGTTGGCACCATGGGTTGCACGTGTGAAGACGAGCCACAACTAGGCTGCACTTTGCAAGGCATCACCTTTGGCACAGGGCACACAGTCAGTAAATGTGCCCAAACGATGCACAATGCTTTGTGTAATCGACATGCCAAACGCCAGCCCCCTCTCCTTAGTAAAATTAGTAGTTACATCGCCACAGAATTCGTGGGCGACATCACTGGCAAATACCAGGATTACCTTCTTGATGTATCGCAGCAGACCGAACCGATTGATTCCCACTATTCCAACGTGTGGAACGACCGCTTTTCCTTAACAAAAAGGACCGCCAACATAAAGAGCTTGGCTGAAGAACCTAGTAGACCTGATAAGGTCGAACCTTTCATAAAGCGGGAGGTCAACAAAGATAAATACCCCGAAAAGGGTAGGTGCATACAAGCATACAAGACCAAAAGCACTGGAACTGTACTCGGACCTGAGTACTACTCCTTCCAGAAAGCCACGTCTTGTGTCAATTCAAGAGTCTTCAAGGTGGGTAGCACCGTCTGCCATGTAACAATAGCGTCAGGTATGAACCATGATGATATTGGTTGCTGGATGGATAAAGCTGCCCATCTCCCTGGTAAAGTCAAGTTCTACGAGCGTGATGGTAAGACTTGGGACGCTACTATGCGGCATGAACACCTTGACATGGTCAATGATCTCATGCGCGAATGTGACCCAGAGTTAGCCAAGCACAACAAAGAATGTTATGATGTATCCGGCAGATATACTTATCGCCAGAGCAGTGTCAAATATTCAGTAGTCGGCACACGTAAGAGCGGCCATAATGACACGTCGTCAGGAAATTCCCTGATAAACGCTGAAATTGCAGTTGCCGCCGCAGCCGAATGTTGTTTCGAGGAGATAATGGTTATTGTGATGGGCGATGATATGCTCATGGCAATAAGCAACCCTCCCGAAGACTACGTAGAATCAATGATCGTGGCAGAGAAACAATATGGAATAGTGCCTGAAGCAGGCGGGTTCGAAAACCCACTGGATGTCACTTTCATATCTGCCCGATGGTATCCTCGCTTTGACCAAACTTATGCGTTCGGACCAATAATTGCTAAACAATTGGTTGGATTATTCTGGACCGTAAAGACAGTTCCTAATAAACAAAAGGAGAAATGGGTGTCATCTGTGGCACGCGCATTCCTAGTACCTTTTAAGAACTGTCCAATTATGGATGTATTTCTCCGCGTACATATCACAACTAGTGATGATTATGAAATCGAAAAGTACGTGAAGAAATTACGCCCAATGGTCAATGTCGACTGGGACACCTACTTCCTGACCCGTTATGGTTTGACAAGAACAGAGACACAGGAGGTGGAAGAACAGATCTTAGCACTGCGCGGCAAAGGGCCATGCGTCATCAACTCGCCAATCATTCAAGATATGAAGGTGGTTGATTTTGCAGACCCCGGCCCCAGGCCTAAATGTCTGTTTTAAGATAACAAACAACCCTACAGAATAATTAAACATGGTATTCCCTAACACTCCAAGCCAAAAGAGACAGATCAAGAATGATATTCGTATTGATCGGGCACGCCTTGCTCGTTCAGAGCGTCGGCCACGCGCTCGCCGGGTTCTTGCAACCGAACCTAGGCGCATACCGCGCCCCCCTAGGGAGGACGTTGTTACAACAGCAATCCGTACCACGAACCGAGCGCCGAAAATGACGGCCTCTGCCAACCAATGTCATGTGGTTCATCGAGAGATGTTCCACACTGTTGTTGGATTGGGTGATACGCGAACTGGTTTCAATGTCCGCCAACCGATCAATCCTGGTAATGAGGCAATGTTTCCCTGGCTGTCACGTGTTGCACAGAATTATGAGTCCTACCGTTTCAAGTCGCTCAAGTTCGAATTTATCACGACAGCCCCAACAACCATTGCGGGTAGTATAACAATGGCGGTCGACTATGATCCGACCGATCCGGCACCAAATGATGACAATGCAGTACGTGCCCTAAACGCGTTCATTGGTGCTAAAACTGCGCCCATTTATACCCCAAAAGTCACAGTGTTCTGTCGGCATGCCAACCTTAACAAGAGAAAGACCTATTATGTATCAAATTCCCCGGGGCCCAATGTTGCAACTGGACCACAGGGAGTATCAGTCCAAATAGGTAGTCGTGATCGATCGTCCGATACAGGACAGTTCATCACGGCTGTAGTGGCCCCATCAGATAATGTGGGCCTACTATTTGTTGAGTATGATGTCGAACTGATGACACCCCACTATGAGAAATCAACAGGGGATGCCATCACAGTGTCGGTACCATACCCCGATGCAAGTGTCCCACCAGCCGCTCAGGTCACAGTACCAAACTACTTCACAGAACCCTCAAGACTTTATAATCAAGCGGAACAGCCACTGTTCCCGTTCACTGACTATGAAGATATTGGGATGTCCTCAGTGGTTAGCGGCAAGTGGGCGGGTAAAAGTAATTCTGATAATACCACTTCTCTCGGAGATGGTATGTCACTTGGATATGGGACGGCCTCAACGTATTCCGCTTCGGGCAATCCCGAACGCTTCATACAGTTCTCCCAACCTGGCTTTTACTTGTTCAATTGCACCACCCTAACTTTCCCTTCTACGGCCACAACTGCCGATGATGCTCTATCAGTACCACAATTCATCAATTATGATGATAATGACAACAGTAATTACTGCCTTAGAGACACTATTGGCGCAACTTTCTTCGGAAACACCACCATAAATGGCAACTCGGTTGCACAGGTTGGTAGCTCCATGGTTATTGCTATTGAGCATCCACTTTCACGGATGTTCCTTAGAGCAGTTACCCAGTACACTCGGGTTGTGGCGCCATTGGCCACCCATTTCACCTATGGTGTAGAATGGTCTCTAGTCCGCATTGGCGGGTTGGAAGCCCCACTTGCTGGAACAATTGCTGGCCTCGCTACCTTCGCTGCAATCCAAGTACCATACATGATTATGGCATTGCGCCGCCAGATGGCCCCGGCTCCATCACCCCTCATTTCGAAAATCATCGCTCTACATGCTCGGACCCCCCCAAGCGCGACTGGCGTGCTCAAGGAAACTGAAGAACAAGAACCTAGTTCACTTGAGTCCTACGTGCAAGACATTGAGGAGGTCCCCCACAAGCTTGTTCAGTTAAGGAAACAAACCATGCGGCTCACTCCTGCCTTCATAGCCTAGACCTGGCCTAACACGGTCGGCTATATCGCCCCACCATTGCATACCGCCCCCTACTACTTAGTAGTACAGAAGCGCAATGGCCGCGAACCACAAAACCCCCTACTAGTTGTTATGTGTCACCTTGCCACCTCCCCCGCCGATCGACCCCAGGTGCGGTCTCGGTTGCTCATCATCCAGCCAAAGCGATGAGGCGTGCGACCTATGGTATGGTCCATGTTAGTCAATGAAGACTCTAAAATTACCTACATGCCAATGTTAT